ATAAAATATAAATAATACATATTTTCATACAACATTTTTAGAGATTTTAGTGCGGTCCAGTGTATTTATTAAATTTTGTGGTATTTATGCATACTTAATCCTTGGTAAATCCCATACAACTTCATATATTTCTTTGGAGTTTTATCAAGGAATTTATTGAATAAAATATTATTATAAATCCTTGGTACATGGTTTTATTTTATATTTATATGACTTATTTTATATTTATCAAAAATATATGATATCATACTTAAAGAACGGCCGGTTGTTTCAAACCTAGTTAAAAAATATTATTTTATAAAAATACATTATAAAAACAAATTGAATATGTACATATAAAATATTCATTTACAAGTATTTTATATATTCCTCTCTTTTTAATCCAAACCAATACAATTAATATTTATAAAAACATAATTTTCCATTTGGAATCTTTTTATATTTTGAGCCAAGAGGCGTTTTCTTTAAGTACTCATATACTTAAAAAATCTTAATTATTATCACATATTATTATATAATGCCTAAATGTAAAAATGATCCAAAAGAAGTTTTATAAAGGAAATGAGCCTTCTCCAAAGGGAATTGGAATTTGTGCTCATGCATGTGATGAAGGAATGATTATGAAAGGAAAAGATGGAAATGAATGGCTCATAAAAAAAGTTAAAAATGGTTCTAAAAGATGGGTAAAGTTATCTTCTAATAAATGTGATCTAATTTTGTTTTATAAGAAAAAAATTGGAGGAACGTTTTTTCACGGATATTACAATCAATATACAGTTAAATTCGGGAAAATAGAAAATGATAAGTTCTATCCATGGAAATCATATAATAAGTTTGGAAAGGAAGAAAAACTTCCAAATGGATATAAACAAACAGAAATTCCAAAAGAATTCATAAATGAGTATCTATGTGGTAATAATGAAAAACTCATGGATGAATTAAATAAAATTAAAAATAAAAAACACTATTATACTCATTTTAATGGAGGAAGACCATATTTAGTATATATAATAGGAAAGAATGTGTTGGTATATGAAAATAAAATAAGTGAGAATTATAACGATCCATCTTATGATTTTTATTATGAATGGTCTCATTATCTCAATTTAGATACTTTATTATATACAAAATTAGTTAAAAAATACACTCCTCAAAAAATTTTCATAGGAAAAAGTCCTCTTAATCCCATGACGAAATTTAGTGATGGATACGGAAAAGACTTTGACGGTAATAGCGTTTTATTACATATATCCAAAAATAAATATACTCATATTGGTGCATATATATCAAATTTCAAATCGTTTAGTCCTATTAGAAAGTTTGTATCTCCAGTTGGTAATAATGATGTTCCATATCCATTCGCAATTGATGAAAAAGACAATTACTATTTAATAAATGATTATACAGTTATAAAATGTCATGACAAAGAATGCAGAGAAGATCCATATCAAACATATTATAAAATGTTTCTTATTACCGCTGATGAGGCTTATATTCCCCCAAAAGAACCATATATTAAACATTTTCAAGATATTGACAAATTTTATATAGGTAAAGATCAATACACACTTACATACATCCCTGATGGAACTGACTATGCCAGGCTCATTAAAGATATTGGTTCTCCTCTTTCCATAAAAAAAACAGATGGTTCAAAACATATACTTACAAAAACAAAATATAAAAAACTAATGAATGATTTCGGAAAATTGATAGGAGTCAGAAAAATGAAACATTAAATATTGGTTAAAATAATTATAACCCACCATTCCTTGGTCAATTCCACCTAGGCCGCCGGGTTGCTAAACACCTTGTTAAAAAATATAATTATATACAAGTGATATTATAAAAAATAATTTTAATAGGTATCTATAAAATAATGAATTTATCAATATTTTATATATTCGTGTAAGAGTTAATTCGTGCGAGTGGCAATGGATACTTTATTCATCATCTATTTCTTCTTTCGTCTTATTATAATGCTCACCTAAAACTTCTTTATTTTTAAGCAACATATTAGCAGTTGGTCCTTGTAAGAATTTGTCATTTTGAATAGTTGTAATTTTTTTGTCTAATTTTTCTTTTAGCTTTTTACTAAGTCTTAGTTTATATTTTTCATTATTTGTAATCATATCATAGATATCATTAGCAACATTTATAAGCATTTTGTCTATTACTTGAGATGTTTTCATTTCTTTCCATCCATTTGAATATACTAATGAATTATTGTATTTGTCTTCTTCAGATGGTAAATATACATTCATATTTCTTTTAGAAAGTAAATGTTTAGCTTCTAATAGATTAATAGGGAGTCCGTTTAGATCTCTAAGACATTTATCTACAATTTTTCGACCTACGTCATCAATCCAATCATCTAGTTTTTCTTTTCCAAAATCAATAATTATATTCATATTATTTTGGATATTATTGTTATTATGGATATTTACAGAATTATCATTATGGGTATTAATTATTATATTACCTTTATTACCCTTAAGCATTGAACACTGAAACAATGATAAATGTCTATTTATATTTCCTTGACAACTAAATGGTTTTTTGCATAATGGACATTTCAGGCTTTTATTATTTGTTTCTTTATTATTAATCTTGTAATTCATATCGATATGTTTACTTTTTATATGAGACATTAACGTTCTCTTTAATGAATATTTTTTATTACAATATTTACATCCAAATGGTAATTTATTGTATTTTTCACATATCTTCTTTTTTTATATGATTTTTTAAACATATATTTTTTTTAAATTTCTTGTGACATATATTACATTCATGTGACATTACTGTATATACTATATACTCCATATAATTCTATAAGTACTTTTAACATATTTTGAGCACGGTGTGCATGATATTTTGTAATTTTACATAAAAAATAACACATGTATATTAAAAATATTGGTGTTTTTATATTTCTTTTGATAAAATAATGTTATGCGCAAAAAGTTAATATTTTTATTTAACAATAAATATAATATAGATATGTATATTTAATAACATGATTTTTTATGTAAGTATTTTGAAGAAGAAATTAACATTATTATATGATATATAAATAGTATAATTATAATTTATTAACAATATTATTTATGTAACCCATGCATATATGCCGATGTTCTGCGCGAAAACCAACTAAAATGAAACTTGGTCTAGGTTTTGAAATTTTTTTTTTGAAAAGTAAAATCGAATCTCAGACAACAATTATTTTGGGGGTCAGTTCGCGCAATCACTGAGCATGATAGGATCAGATTTTTTATGTAATATATTTTTATAAGTTATATGTTTGTTATTTTAATGTTATAATTATTTTGAAATTTTAGGTTTTATCAAGAATACATTTGAAGCATGTACTTTTTATGTAAAGCATGTATTTTATCAATACTTTTTATGTATTTTGAAATATTTATATTAATCAAATATATTTAATATAATATGTTGTAATAAAATCATAATTATCAATAAAAGTAATTTTTTATGTATATAAAATTAACCAAAATAGTGAAAATCGACCAAATAGTCCGTTAGACATAGAATTACAACAGCTTTTGTCCAAAAAAGATCATCATGCATAAATCTTATAAATTTTGGTTAATTTTTGTGCACTTTTGTTGCAAAACGATGAAATAGTTCATTAGAAAGGGTTTTGAAATTTAAGAAAATATTAATTTTTGTGGACTTTTGTTGCAAAAATATGAGATTTCAAAAGCTATATCATATTTTTTCTATTTATCACATTAGTAAATTATATTGAAAAAATCAAAAATTGATTTTTGGATTACTTAAAATTTAAGTCATACAAATTATTAGTAAAATGGAACTTAGACATTATCAAAAAGAATGTATTAAAAATAAAGAAGATTTTGATGAATGCTTAATTAAAATGTGGTGTGGAACTGGTAAAACGAGAATTTTTACTCGTTCAATATTTGATTATTCATTAAACGTGATTGTATTTCCTTCATTAGGATTAATTAATCAATATAATTCTGATTATGTTAATAATCAAGATTTTGATGAATTTTGGGATGAATATGAATTTTTATCATTTTGTTCCGATAGCGATGGTAAATTTAAAAAAACATCAAAAAAAATAAAATATACAACAAAAAATACTGTACTCAAAAAATTTATTAAAAAGAAAAAAAGAAAGCTAATTACTGTTACATATCAATCATTTCAAAATTTTGTCGAAATAATTAAAGAAACAAAAACTGATATTGATTATCTTGTTTATGATGAAGCACATCATACAGTTGGATCTAAAATACAAGATATTGTTTATAATGATAATGAATTCAAATATTTAGTTGATAAAACTGAATATTATACAGCTACACCCGTTAATAGAAATGGTATTATTATGTATGATGAATCGGGAAATAGTGATTGTGGACCAATTGCATATGAATATAATAAAGCACATGCAGAAGCAGATGGATATAGTCGGAAATATGATGTTATATTAGATTTATCAGTTGATAATGAAATAAATGCCACAAATAAATATCATTATATATTTACTTCTATTATTAGAAATTGTTTATCTGGTGAATATGATTATTGGAATGTATTAACATTTCATTCTGGTGTTAATGGATCTGAATCTATGGAAAATTCTTTTGTAAAAGAATTTGCTAGTAAGGAAAATCATAGTTATTTGAAAAAAAAATTTAAAGAAATACAAAATAAAGAATTTCCTGAAACTAAAGATATAATTACAGAAATTAGTTTAGTTGGTATTCATGCTAAAACAAAAAATAAAGCCAAAATATTAGCAAATTTTGACAAAAAAGTCTCTGGAAGAATAATGATATTGTCTTCTTGTCGAACAATTGGAGAAGGAATTGATACTAAATGGGCCAATATGGAAGTACCAATAGATCCAACAAAATCAATTGTATATGAATCACAGAAAATAGGAAGAATCACACGAAAACCCGAAGAAAATATGCCAAATTCAATTCTGTTATTACCTGTAAGTGTAGATCCTAGGAAATATAAATTAGCCGATACACCTGAAAAAAGAGATGAACTCATTCGTAAAGAATTAGATAATCATGGTGATTTTAATACATTGCTCAATGTGATCTCAGCATTCAAATATCAAATGGATCCAGAATTATACAAATTGTGTTTGAAATATCCTAATATGTATTCACCAGAAGAAGTAAAAGATAATTTGAAAAAACAAGGTTTTGATACATTTGAAAATCAAGGAAGTTTGGCTAATAATGTGAATTATTTATTGGATGATAAACAAAAATTAGATGAATGTATTGTTAAGGATGATGTTGAGTCATTGAGTAATATTGCGTCTAAAATTAATGTACCAATTAAAGTTCATACTCAAAATCATGATGTCCCCATTGAGATTTATAATAAAGAATGTGAGAAAATACCCATTCATTTATTTCGTGATGAAAATGGTGACTATTTTCCAGTGAAATCAAAAGATGATAAAAAAAGTGTCGATCCACCAAAGAAACGGGAAAAATTATTTAAGATTAAGACAAATTCTGAGTTTCAAATATTATGGAGTCTTACAAATGAATCTCTTCAAAATGCGTTGGAAAATGGAATAGGAAGAGGGATCATTGATTGTGAGATTTCTTGGAATGAAAGAGCATGGAATGAAAAATATGAATTATTGGAAGAATGTGTCGAAAAACAAGGATTACCAAAACAGAAAACAAGATATCAAAATGTAAATATTGGAAGTTGGTGTACCAGTCAAAAAACCAATAAGAAAAAAGGAAAATTAAGCCAAGAACGGATTGAGAAATTAGAGAAAATTAAAGAATGGTATTGGGAAATAGATTTAGATGAACAATGGAATAAAACGTGTGAATTATTAGAAGAATGTGTCGAAAAACAAGGATTCCCAAAACAAAGTACAAAATATAAAAAAGTTAAAATTGGGGATTGGTGTAGTAATCAAAAACAAAATAAGAAAAAAGGGAAATTAAGTCAAGAACAAATTAATAAATTAGAGAAAATTAAAGGTTGGTATTGGGATTTAGATGAACAATGGAATAAAACGTGTGAATTATTAGAAGAATGTGTCGAAAAACAAGGATTTCCAAAAGCAACTACAAAATATAAAAATGTGAAAATTGGAAGTTGGTGTAATACGCAGAGACAAGATAAAAAAAAAGGTAAATTAA